CTTTTCTACGTCGGCAATCACCTTCCAGATCATGCCAGCCCGGTGGGCCTGTAGTGCGATTTGCTCATTTAACTCTTCGATAAAGTGGGCCCGGGCTTGAGGCCCACGGCCCCGGAGACGCAACGGGTTGACAATGGCGATGAAGTCGTCGCCTGCTGCCGACATGGCGTAATCCCTCCCGGGCTCGAGCCCCATAATATCGAAAGTCCAGAGCCAGAAACACAAATTGATGAGCGTGTTGTCAACAGATGTGTCACTATCCCCAGATGCCCTAGTCCCAGTGGTTTTAAAGAACACACCGTGCCTAGAGTAGCCCTTTTTCTTAATCTTGCGCATGTACGCTCTACGCACCGCCGCTGGGGCGGCTCGGTACGCTGTTTTCCCGCGCGCATGGAATACCTCGTCATCCAAGTTCTTGTCAAACCGCGACGCATCAGCCTCGAACAAGATATTGTCCTCCTGTGCCTGCGCTTGGAGCGTGGCAGACCACTTGTCGTACCACAGCCCGATTTCCTCGGACGTGTGGCCAGTGGCGTACAGGACAGGGCTATTCATTGTAAAGACGCGACAGTAAAACTTGGATAGGGTGCTAAAGTAAGGGCCAAGGGTCACCTGCAACTTATCTGACATCCCCATAATTGTTCGGGGCGCATAGTCAGTGAAGAATTGTAGAAACTTACTGACTGGCTCTATCTTAATAAAGACAGAGCGCAAGTAATCCTTTGCACGGAGGCCGTGTGCTCGCACCTGCTCATAAGCCTCCATAAATTGTTTGCGCCGCGCGGCAGAGAGATGGTCTCGCAAAATCCACTCCTTGAAACTGCCACGTTGCGTGTGTGCCTCCTCAAACTCAGTGTGGGAGACACCTGTAAATATTTCCGCCACTTCACCTAACTTGTTGTGTCCCATGGCAATTATGGCGTCCCAAACCCCAGGTTCGACATTGGGGCGGGCCGCTATGGCACGGTGGCACAGAGAGGTGACCTCGTTACACTGACAATTGGCACTAAATATGGGCCGGTATTTTGCTACTGATATACCATACATGACTGGACACGTGCCGTCCCTATGGGGGCGCACGTCGTAAGACAGCTCGGCTCCCTCATGGCGCTCACACGCCTCATCCCACTCTGAGTGGTATGGGAGGGCCACCGAGTCGGTGTCCAAGTACAGCTGGTCAGGTGTGGTATGCCCACTCGCCAGGCCAGCAAACATCAGTATTAAAATGAGAACAAACATATAATGTGGGCTAGTTGTGATGCGACGGTGGAACCTGTAGCTGGTCCACCAGGCACGCACACACGCGACACAGACGGCCAAAAGTGCCATCAGGGCGTAGTGCGCACCTGCGTTGCCTACGACACCCCACCAGATCAAACTGATGAGAATGGTTGGCGCCAGGAGGCTAGCCAACAGAAGCAGGACCACCATGTGGTATCCTGCCCGCCACTGATTGAGGGCGGCACCTGCAGTTTCCAGCAGGGTCATGTTTGGCATAACCTGGTCGACCAGCCGTTGGCCGCGGTAACCGGCCATGTCGCTGGCAGAAGCCACGATGTCTTGAGTTACAGCGTCCCACAGGTGTAC